GGAAGAAAAAAGAAACCTGCAAGCAAAACTGGCGGCAGTGGTGGCGACTTCTATATTCCTCCTGTACCTGTGGCTGTGGCTGTGGTTCGTAAGTCAGTGGGGGAAGAAATGATCGGCTGGATTGCTGCTTGTGTGCTGGTCGCCCTGCTACTGCCTTTGCTGGGCATGTTGTATTTGGATGTGCTGGAAACAAAGAACGAGGCCAAAGCGCAGATTCAAAAAGTGGAAAAGTTGAGAAGACAGCTTGAACAGCAGGAAAGGAAAAAAGATGAGTAAGCAACTTGAGAAAGATTCAGAGTACGACAAGTTTGACACCGACCACGATGGCATTGTCACTGACGCTGAACTGTCCCGATCTGAGCGCATGATTCAGATTGAAAACCTCGACAAGATGGCTGACCAGCAAAGGGTCATGGCATGGGCTGCTTTAGGTGCACCGCCTGTATTGATTGCATTTCTTGCGTCTACTTGGGTAACCTTAGAGAAAGTCAACGCATTGAGCGGCTTGACCACCACCTACTGCGCAGCGATGGGAACAATCGTGGTGGCTTTCATGGCGGCACAAGCGTACGTGCGTGGTAAGGCAGAGCCATGAGTATCTTTAACCCTTACGTTCTGCTCGCTGTTGTGCTTGCCATTGTTGGCAGTTTTGGCGGCGGGTATTACAAAGGCTCAAAGGATGAGGTCACCCGTCAGCAGTTGCAGATTGCCGCGCTCAACGCCGAAGCTAGACAAAAAGAACAGGCGCTGGTAAACGCCGTCACCACCCAAGCAACCAAACTTCAGAAAGCAAACCAAGATGCAAAACTTATTGCAAAAGAGCGCGACGCTGCTCTTGCCTCTGGCGCTCTCAGGCTGCGCCTTCCTGTCAAAACCCCCGTCTGCCCCGTACAAACCGCCGCAGATCCCACCCCTCCCCCCGGAGATAGCGTTCAAGCAGGAGCCGAACTTGACGCAACGACTGCTCAATCTCTTATCGCCATCACCGACCAAGGAGATGCCAACACAAGGCAACTCAACGCCTGCATCGACGCATACAACGCCATCTACCAAACCCTAAGGAGTAAATGATGCAACTGACCGCCAACTTCTCTTTGCACGAACTGACCAAGTCCGAGACAGCCCTGCGCATGGGCTTTGACAATACCCCCGGCCCAGTGGAAACTGAACATCTGAAGATACTGGCTGAGCGGGTTCTCCAACCTGTGCGCGATCACTTTGGTAAAGGTGTCAAGTGTAATTCTGGGTTCCGCAGTGCGGAAAGTAATGCAGCAGTCGGAGGATCTCGTACCTCAGACCACGTCAAGGGCCAAGCAGCCGATATAGAGATACCCGGAGTCCCCAACGCAGAGCTTGCCCAATGGATCATGGATAACTTAGAATACACCCAACTGATTTTGGAGTTTTACACTCCGGGCATTCCTGACAGTGGATGGGTGCATGTCAGCTACGACCCAGATAACCTGAAAAAGCAGGAGTTGACCGCCATGAAAGTCGCTGGTAAAACGCAGTATGTACCCGGACTCATAGCCTAATCATGCCACTGCAAAAGCTCCAGCTTCGCCCCGGTGTAAATAGAGAAAACACCTCCTATGCCAACGAGGGTGGGTACTACGCTTCCAATAAGATTCGGTTCCGTTCAGGGCAACCAGAAAAGATTGGCGGCTGGGCAGCGGACACTGGAGCGACTGTATCTGCATTAAAACCCCCAACTGGAACGCTTTGGGGTGTTGCGCGGGGGTTGTGGAACTGGCTTAATTTGACAGGCTACAACCTGTTGGCGATAGGTACAAACCTCAAGTACTATATCCAAAACGGCCCTAATGGTTTGGTATACGACGTTACCCCGTTGCGCTTTACCACTGGCGCAGGTGAGGCCACCTTTGCCGCGACCACTGGTTCCCCCATCATTACCGTTACTGACATCGCCCACGGTGCGCAGGCAGGGGACTTCGTTACATACAGTGGCGCGGTATCTCTGGGCGGCAACATCACCGCCGCTATCCTGAACGCAGAGTTCCAGATCACCAGCTACGTTAGCTCCAACCAGTACACCATCACAGCCTCAGTCAACGCAACCGCAGGGGATTCTGGTAACGGCGGATCATCTGTTGTGGCTGCATACCAGATCACAACCGGCGTAGATATTTACTCTCTGAATGTGGGCTGGGGCGCAGGTACTTGGGGCGGTATCGTTTTTGGTACGGCAACAAATCAACTTAATGGTGCTATAAACAATTCCGTCACCACAATCACGGTGGATGACACAACTGCGTTTTCAGCAGCCGGAAACATCCTGATCGACTCAGAAAACATCTCTTACACAAGTAAGAATTCAACCCAATTCTTGGGATGTACCCGTGGGTTAAGTGGCACAGGATCAGGCGCAGCCGCCTCCCATGCAGACAACGCAACAGTAACGCAGTCCACCACATTTACGGGCTGGGGTTCTCCTGCGGCTACAGGTATTGGCATTCAACTCCGCTTGTGGAGTCAGTCAAACTTTGGCGAAGACTTGGTTTTCAACCCCCGTGGAGGTGCGCTGTATTACTGGGCAAACGCAGCATCAGCCAGCACATTTAACCGAGGCCAATACCTTGGCCCAAGCACTTCGATTGTGACCAAAGCGGGAACTATAACTACGGATTCCGCGTGCCCAACGGTTGCCAATTTTGTAATGGTGTCTGATGCCTCAAGATTTGTTCTTACGTTTGGTGTCAATGACTACGGCAGCGCAATTCAAGACCCGCTGCTCATTCGTTGGTCTGACCAAGAGAGTTTTGCTACGTGGATTCCGGCTGTAACAAACCAAGCAGGTAGCTACCGACTGAGCCACGGCTCACAGATCATTACCGCCATGCAGACCCGCCAAGAGATTTTGGTCTTGACGGACTCAGCTATTTATTCCATGCAGTACCTTGGCCCACCGTATGTCTGGAGCTTCCAGATCATGGGCGACAACATATCAATTGCTGGGCCAAATGCGATAGCAACCGCTAACAACATCACATACTGGATGGGTACAGACAAGTTCTATATGTACTCTGGTCGGGTGCAGACTCTGCCGTCTACCTTGCGGGAGTATGTGTTTAACGACATCAATCTTGAGCAGGCGTTTCAGTTCTGCGCGGGGACAAACGAAGGCTACAGCGAGGTATGGTGGCAGTACTGTTCCGCCAACTCGTCCGTGGTTGATCGCTATGTAATCTACAACCACCTTGAAAATAGTTGGTACTACGGCGACTGGGACAACTACCAGAGCGTGAGTCAAGGCCGTACAGCATGGCTGGACAGTTCATTGCGCTCATTCCCTATGGCAACCACATACGGTGTGGCGGGCGGCAACTCAAACGCACAGCTTCTGTACCATGAGAGCGGAGTGGACGAGGTCACATCTTCCGACTTTGATATTGGCGACGGGCATAACTTGGGGTTTGTCTGGAGAATTATCCCAGACTTGACCTTTGACGGATCAAACGTAAACCAGCCGACCGCCATGTTCACGGTACTTCCCCGCGCCAACTCGGGTGCACCATATGGAAACTCAAACAACCCTGATGTTGTCAGTACGCAGAACTACCAGAACCAGAAAACCTACGCCGTCCAAGAGTTTACCCAGCAGGTGTATGTGCGGATTCGTGGTCGCCAGATGGCGTTCAAGGTAAGTTCAGATGAGCTTGGTGTTCAGTGGCAGTTGGGGGCTACACGTATCGACATTCGTCCTGACGGCAGGAGATAAGCATGGGATTAAAAACCGCAACTCAACCACGCTTACCGGCAGCACCCGATCAGTATGACCGGCAGTACATGGAGCAACTTATTAGCGTTCTGCGTTTGTACTTTAATCAATTGGATAACGCCTCTCCAGCCGTATTTGCTTCTCAAGGCGTTGGGACTACCAATGTCGTAACCGCTTTAAGTTTTGCTCAACCTGACTTTAATAATCCGGGCCAGTTTGTAGTTAGCCTGCCGACTGAGGCGGACTTGCCTAATTTAAGGCTTGGGGATGTTTACAGAGACACGCAAGATGGTGTGCAAGCAACAAGCCAAATGCTTCGCATAAAGACTTCAACATGACCCACACAGCCACCACCCCCACCGAGTACGTCCAGTTTGACGAGGTTGACGACATTTGGATTCGGTCGTACACCATTGAGAAGGCGGGTTGCGGTTTATCCCAGCACGTCCATGAACACCCCCATGCCACCCTCATTTCTCGGGGTACTATTGAGGCTTGGCAGGACGGGAAAAATATCGGACAATTCACTGCCCCCGCTGTGCTCACAATTCCGGCTGGCAAGAAACACATTTTCAAAGCATTGACAGACGACGTGGTGCTTTGTTGTTTACACAATCTGCGTGGGACTGGCTTCGAGTCACCCCAATTCAAGGAGTAATTTATGCCAGCACTGCTTATGACCGCCGCCGAGATTGCAGCAGCCGAAGCTCTTGCAGCGGAAATCCTTATGGCCCAACAAGCGGCAGCTGCCACCGCCGCAGCTACAGCCGAAGCCGCACAAATTGCTCAAGCCACTCAAAACGCCGCACAGGCCGCTCAAGCCACCACACAAGCCGCTCAAGCCACACAGGCATCAACAAACGGTATTCAGGCTTTGACGCAAGAAGTAGTGGGTACGACTCCCACAGGAATTGAAACACTAACCACCCAAACGCCTCTTCAAACTACAACATCAGCGGCTGAGATGGAGCGATATCGGCAAGCGGCATCAGGCACACAACCCTTGATAGATACGTCCACAAAAATAGCGGATGTGGCTAGTGCTGGCCCAACGTCAGTTCCTTCTGCACCAACCACTGTGGAACCTTTTGTTCAACCTCCTCCGCAACAGGCTCCTACGCTCTACGGTTCCGCACAACCACCAGCACCACCCGGCATGGGGCCGAACCCATTACCGGATATTACTGCACCACTTGCAGAAGCTTCCTCCCTCGGAGGCCCGGGAACAGGGTATCAAGGAAACCCTATACAAATTGGATCAGCAAGTAACGCTACGCCCTACACACAGGCAGAATTACAAACAATGCACGGTCAGGGCAGTGGACTTCAAGGGCTGCTTGATAAAGGCATAGCCTACGCAGAAAAACATCCTTTGTTGGTTGGTATGGGCGCAATGTCGGCTTACAACATGCTTAACCAGCCTAAGCCCTACGAGAAGCCAAAGTACAAATCCACTTTCAATGCTGGTGCATATAGAGGGTATGAACCAACTCCTCCGACTCCGTACACGCCACAGTATGCGCAGTATGCACAAGGCGGTCTGGCTGATCTGGGCGGTTACTCTGACTATGCTCGTGGTGGGCGTATGCTCAAAGGGCCGGGGGATGGAATGTCAGACGACATACCGGCAATAATTGCCAACAAGCAACCCGCAAAACTGGCCAACGACGAATTTGTAGTTCCTGCCGACGTGGTTTCTCATCTCGGTAATGGCTCGTCTGAAGCCGGTGCCAAAGCGTTGTACAAGATGATGGATAGAGTTCGTCAAGCCCGTACAGGCAACAAGAAGCAAGGCAAGCAAATCAACCCTGAAAAGTACCTCGCTTAAACATGGCTCTGTATCAAATCACCCCAAGTCAACTGCCGCAGGTGTGGCCTATTGCAGCAGCGTTATTGCAAAAAGCAATTGACCTTGAACCTGAGATGATTACGATTGAACAGGTGGAGTACGCTGTGCGCACAGGGCGCACTTTCTTGTTGGTGTGGGACGAACCGGATGTCGGCATCACAGGCGCTGTAACTGTGGACTTCATAGATTTCCCCCGTGAACGTGTAGCACATGTCAACTTGATGGGCGGCAAAGGCATAGTCAGAGACCACGTATTTGAAGCAGCCAAAGATTGGATGCGAAGTTTTGGAGCCACTAAAGCCCAGTGTTGGGCAAGAGGCTCATTGGTGCAGATGTACGAAAAGATGGGGTTGGAAAACACCCATCAAGTGATGAGGGTTAAATTATGAATATTGCTAAGCATTTTTTTAACTGGCTGACTGGGCAGCAGTTCATCCTGTATATGGGCGGTGGTGGAAGCAGTCAACCAAACACCACATACTCACAGACATCCAACATACCTGAGTACGCTCAACCCTATGTTGAGCAGATGCTTGGCTCTGCGCGGGGAGAGATTTTTAATGCAGACGGCACAAGCATCAAGCCGTACAAACCATTCAGCACCGACCCCAACGCGTACTTTGCTGGGTTCTCTCCCATGCAGCAACAGGCGCAGCAACAGGCTGCGAATATGCGTGTCACTCCTGAAACCGGCATGGCTTCGGGGTTGGCCGGTGCTGCCGGTATGGGCGCTATGGGCATGCAGTATGACCCGCTGATGGCGCGGTCTCAGCAGTTTGGCCAACGCCAAGCCGACCAGTACATGTCGCCGTACATGCAGAACGTGGTAAATATTCAGCAGGCGGCAGCCCAACGCCAAGCCGATATTGGTAGAACACAGCGTAATGCACAAGCCACGCAAGCAGGCGCTTTTGGCGGTTCTCGCCAAGCCATTATGGATGCCGAAGCTAACCGTGCGCTGGCTGACCAGCAAGGAGCCATACAAGCCCAAGGATTGCAAAGCGCATTTGGCCAAGCTCAGCAACAGTTCAACGCCGATCAAGCCGCTCGCATGCAGGCGCAGCAAGCCAACATTGGCCAACAACAGTTTGGTTCTACTCTTGGTATGCAAGGACTTCAGACCGGCCTACAGGCCGCAGGCCAGTTGGGACAGCTTGGCCAAAATGTTTATGGCCAGCAAATGGGCATCAACCAGTTGCAGAACCAGTATGGCGCACAGCAACAGGCGTTGGAGCAGTCAAAGATCAACCAACAGATTCAAGACTACGCTACCGCACAGCAGTACCCCATGTTGCAGTTGGCCAATATGAACGCGTTGACTCGCGGTCTGCCAATGCAGGCGGGCACTACGCAGATGTATCAAGCAGCGCCAAGCATGGCTTCTCAACTGGCCGGTCTGGGCACTGCCGCATACGGGCTGTCTCAATTAGGTGCTACTAACTCAGGCGGCACAGGTTCGATTGCAGGCAAAGCCGAGGGTGGCTCCGTTAAAGCAAAGAAACGCCCAGCCGGTTTGGCTGAGTTGGCACTGATGAAAATGCAGTAAGGAACACTCATGCTTAATTTAAAAACGCTCACTGACACGTTGACCGACATGGACTTGCAGGAGCTGCAAGACTACGCTAGGGTAAACAAGAACGACCCTTACATTGTGTCGATGGCGCTGTCTATGGCGAACACAAAGAAAAAACTGAAGGTCGCACAAGATGGCCAAGCGGGAATGATGCCGCAACCTAGAGTGGTTGACCAGCAAATTGCAGGTATGGCTCCTCCCCCACAACAGATGGCTGCTGCACCGCAGCAACAGATGCTTCCAGAAGACACTGGAATTGGCCAGCTTCCCGCCCAGAACATGCAGAACATGGCTGAAGGCGGCATCGTTGCGTTTGAGGATGGTGGCCAAGTGCCGGGGTATAAAGAAGGTGGAAGACTGCTTTCAACATACATAGACACGTATTCCAAAAAATACAATGTTGACCCTGCTGTGTTGTCACGGATTATCCAAGTAGAAAGCGAAGGAAAAACCACCGCTAAAAACCCAAAATCTACAGCACATGGTGCAGGTCAATTGCTTGACGATATGTGGAAAAAAATGGGCGGCGGCAAGAGGGGGGATGCGGAAACGCAAGTGCGTAATGCAGCCAAACTTTTGCGCAGCAATACGGACAACTTTAAAAATGCAACCGGTCGCGAACCTTCTGCTTCTGAAGCATATGTCACATGGGTGCTTGGGGATTCCACTGGCCGTGCTGTTCTTGCGGCAAACCCTAAAGCGTCTGTAGAAGACGTAATTACAAAAGCAGATCCAGAAAATGCTGCTGACATTATTAAAAGTAACGCTTCTCTTTTTAAAAATAAAAGTGTTGGTGACGTTACGCAATGGGCTGCAAATAAAACAAGGCTCCCTTCAATCATGCCGGTTAGCACCGCGCAAGCCGCACCGCCAGTACAAGCACCAGTACAAGCACCAGCAGCACCGGTACAAGCCGCACCACCAGTACAAGCACCAGCAGCACCAAAAATAAGAACAGAGGCTCAATCAAAAGAGGAGTTGTTTAAAAAACTGGGAGATGTAACTAATTTTTTCTTTGGGGATAAAACACCCCCTCCGCCTGCACCAACAAGTAACGCTGTTAGTGAAAGAGAAGCGCTCCTCAAGCAAATTCCTGCGCAAACAAGCAAAGCGCCGCCTGCAAAACCTGTAGATACAAGTTTCTTGTCTCCCGGGCAGTTTGAAAGCGGTGCAGAAAATTTAGGGCTGTCCAAAGATGTAGGCCGTAATGTCTTCAACACCCTTATGGCACCAACACCTTTGTCGCCTGTTACGACATTACCAAAAACTTCGCAAAGCGGTTTAGGGATTGCTGCTTTAGGCGACAAGCTTTACAACAAAATGTTCCCAGTTGCAGGTATGTCACAAAAAGAAATTGCGGCGCTTAGGGCACAAACCGAAGCTGCCAAAGCAGCCGACCTTGCGCAAGCTGGGCAATTAGTCCCTCGCTTAACTCCTCCTGCAAAAGTAATTGAGGCGGGCAGCGATGCAATTCCTGTTACAAGAACAGGCGACGCCGTCGTTCAGAGTGCAGCAGATTTAGAAAAAATACGTTTAGCAAATCAAGCGGCGGATCAATTGGCAGCAACACAAGCAGCCGCACGAACAGCAAAAACAGCGGAAAATATTCCCAGCGCTGCCGAACGTTTACAACAAGCGTCTTTCATCAGAGAGTCGGATGAAGCAGCGCGGTTAATGGCGCGGGCAAGGGCAGCAACAAATGCAAAAACTACCGCGCAAACGGCTGTGGGGGCAGCAAATGCACCAGAAGGCATTGCGGCTTTGGACGACGGTATGAACTACGGGTACGAGCAAGGGCAAGAGCAAATGCCCGAACTGCCCAAAGAGGACGAACAAGCTGTTATAGCTAAACTTAAAGAAGCCACAGGCGCGACTACTGGCGAACTCAAACAACAAGCCGCTGACAATGGCATGGACTTCAACAGCTTCCTGATTCGTTTTGGTCTTGGTTTGATGGCGGGGGAGTCACAGTACGCTGCGGTAAACGTAGGCAAAGCCGGACTTGGCGCTTTGGACGCGCAACTGGCTGAACAAAAATCCAGACAAGCCCAAGCAGCAAGCCTATCCGATAGCGAATTGAAAAAAATGCAAGCCAAGTACTACGGCTCGTACGCAGAAGCAATCGAACGCGGTGCCAAAGAGAAAGACGAACAACTGCAAGCCGAAACGCTTGTGCAACAACGCATGGAAAAATGGTTGGCTGGCCCGGGCAAGATTGCAGCACTGCAAAACCCCAACGCTACTGCCATAGAAGAAGCGCGGGTGAGAAAAGCAATCTACCAACAACTTGGACTTAATCCTATAATGGCCGCTGGCGCTCCGGCTGGGCAAAAGCTGTCCTACAACCCGGAAACAGGAAAAATCGGTTAAGGACACAATATGTCTTATGAAGTTGCGTTGCCCGATGGGCGTGTCGTTGAATTCCCGGACAGTGTCCCGCACAACGAAGCAGAGCGAATAATTCGCGAGCAACTTTTGGCACCGAAACCCAAAGAGGGGTTGATTGCTGGAATTCAAAAAGGCGCTGAGTCAACCCTCTCCCAGTTACGTTCTGGTATTGGTTCGCTGGTTGGTTCAGGTGATGAAGCGGCTAGGGCCGGGTTGGAGCGCGGCGAAGACATCAACAAACGCTATGCCCAACAAGTAAGCCTTGAAAAAGTCAAGCAAGCCTACGAAGATAAAGGTTTGCTTTCTGCCGCTGGCGAAGCTCTTGGTCAAATCCCTTACGCACTTGCCGAACAACTTCCCAATTTAGCCACCAATATTGGCGGCGCTCGTCTTGGTGCTTTGGCAGGCTCACCATTTGGGCCTGTGGGTTCTGTCATTGGCGGTGGTGCAGGCTTTATTGCTCCTTCAGTTTTGCAACAGTTGGGCGGTAACGTTGAACGTCAGGCAGCCGAAGGTCAACCAGTCAGCGTAGGCAAAGCGTTGCCAGCAGCAGCACTGCAAGGCGGGTTGGATGTAGCAGGTAGCTTTATTCCCTTGGGCGGCAGACTGGTCAGCAAACTGACCGGACTTCCCGTTGAAACACTACTGGGTCGCACATCTGCACAAGCTGCAAAATTAGCCGAAGAACGCTTACTTGCCACACTGGCCAAAGGCACCACAACCGGTGTGATGGCGGAAATTCCCACAGAAGTTGCCCAGCAAATGCTGCAACGTGCGCAAGCAGGGTTATCCCTAACAAGCCCAGACGCACTGAAAGAATATGGCGAAACCGCCTATCAGGTCAGCTTGCTTGGCCCCTTGGGTGCAGTCGGTCGCATATCTGAAGTTGGTGGTGCGCGGCAACAAGTTGACCAAGAGCAGATGTTGGACTTGCGTAAAAAACGCATGGCTGGACTTGAACAAGAAGAAAAAGACCGCGCCGCTCAAGAGGCCGCTACTGCTGAACAAGCCGCCGCAGAAAAAATACGCCGTGAGTCACCGGAGTTTGCACAACAAGCTGAAACAGCATACATCGAGCTGCAACAAGAACACGCTCAGCTAAAAGAAACTGCCAGAAGCAAAGTTGCCGATGGAGACTTGGCCGGGGAAGAGGCTAAGAAAGCTGCACAAAACGCGCTCAAAACATTTAAAAAGACAGACAGATACAAACAAGTCATTGCGGACTACCAGCAAACTAAAAGTATCCGCGACAACCTAAAGAAACAGCGCGACGAACAAACCCGCATACAGACTGAAGCTGCACGCCAAAAAGAAATACAAGACGCGCTGGAAGCGTCAAAACAAAAAGAAAGACCTGCGGAAGGTATCCAAGGGTATCAAGAGCGCATCCCCGGCCTTGAGCCAATGGAAACTGAGAACGTACCGCCCCCACCACAGGAAGACTTAACGGCCAGACGCTCAGAGTTCATGCAGAAACAGCAAGAGCTGGCGCAGTTACTGGAGTCCCACCAAAGAAAAGAAGCAGACGCTGCCGCTAAAGGTGACATAGACGCGCTTGATAAGCTGCGCCCCCAGCGTCAGATGCTGCTCAATGAACAGGAGTACCTCAACAAACAGTTGGGCGAAATGGGTGCGGAGCCTGCGGATGATTCCCTAGACGCTATTCGCGCCAAGATTGAAAAACAAAAAGCCCAGCTTCAAAGTTTGGGTGGTGAAGGGTATGACCCTGTAAAAGCCGACAAGATAATTAAAACCATCCGTGCGCTGGAAGAGAAAGCCAAGACAGCAAAGCCCGGACAAATGGGTCTTGACTTTGGCAAAGCCACCAAAGAACAGGTGTCGGAAACACAGAAAGACTTTACCCAACGTTTAACAGAAGCCCAAGCCGCACGCCGCAAAGCGTTGGAAGAAGAGTATCAACAGAAGATTCGCCCAGAGATTCAAGGTATACAGCGCATCGCAGGCCGCAAAGATGAAGGCCCAGAGATGGGCATTGAGATTCCCACACGCGGTGGCGAACCACCACCAAAAGGTTCAGCCGTATTAACGGACACTGCCCAAGTTTTACTTGTTGGGGATGCCCAAAGAAAATACCGTGATGCGCGTAATGTAGTGGATAACGTAACGCAATCTTTAAGAGAGGTTGCCGAGTCAAAAAATATAAGCGAAGACCGTAGAACAGAACTTACACAAGATTTAAAAGAACAGTTGGTTGAAGCTCGACAAAATTTACAACGTGCAGAAGAAGTATTACGTCGAGCACCATTTGAGTCTCCCCTTCAAGCAGATAATTTAGTTTCTCGTGCTGCTCGTACAGGAACCGCTGTTCCAGCAGGAAAAGTGCAGAAAGCGCCAAGCGAAGGTTTCCGTTTGTTTGCCCGCCAAGGCGAACCAACTCGTGCAAACACATCAGAAGAAATTTCTCAACGCATTGCCAGCGCCCTTGCACAGCCCGGCCTGACTGATGAGACCTATGCATTCTTGCGCAGGGCAGAAAACATTCTTCCCAAGACAGACAACCAAGGCGTGTTGTCCCTGCTTGACAAACAATTACGCAAAATTGAAAGCGGTGCAGAAGGCCGTGCCAGAGCAGGCGCACCGAAGCCCACCACACTGCAAGCATTCCCTGTTGGCGATACTGCAATCAACAAGCGCGTATCAGATGTAACTCGCGACACTCTGCGCGGGCCAAGCGCAAAAGCACAACCGCTGTCTTTGCAGGACGAGATTGAACCGTTACTGACAGCACGCGAACGTGCGTTGGCTGAAGACCAAGCTGGCCAGATGGGGTTGTTCCCAGATGAAGAGAAGAAGCTTGGTTACATCAAACCAGACCGTGCAGCGTTTGAGCGTTTCATGCGCAGCCCGTTTGTCAACAAGCTACGTAAAGCTTTGCGAACTGACCAAAAAGCTATTGACCGTGCCAAGCTTGACGATTTAAAAGTAAAAATCAAAGAGCTGCAAGCCAAAGCCAGTGAGATGGAAAAGATTCGTCTGGACTACTCAGATGCGGCACGCACCATCCAGCTTAACCGTGATGTGGGCAAACAACGCCAAGATATAAATAAGGTTCGAGCTGTCATGACTGATCGGGTTATTGATCGCATGGAATTGCAAGGTCGTCTGGAAGGAATGCAGCAATTACGCAGGATGCTTATTGAGGAAGGGCGTGCTCTTGGTGAGACCGTTGAACTGCCTTTCATGCAAGAACTCAATGACGTAGAAGAACAACTGCATGAAGCTTCTACTAATGTCTTAGAGGTAAATTTAATACTCCAAACGCTTGAAGCGCAAATGAAAGTTGAAGCCGCCAAAATAACATTGGCTAAGCTCAACCCACAACTGGCATCCAAAGAAGCGCTGGCTACCGCAAAGCAAAACGTACTAGACGCTCAACGCGCCAAGGGTGTTATTGAAAGCAACGCAAACAAGGAAGTTGCAAAACAAATAGAAGAAGCCGCCCGTGCCAAACGCACTGCCGATGCTGTTGCCGCAGCCAAGTCTGTACAAGAACGTGTTGACCTGAGCAAAGCAAAACAAGAGCGCCTCGAAGCAATGTACGGCGAGTCTGTACGCGGTGTTGAAATCCCCGCTATTTCAGAAGCACAGCGTGCATCCAGAGAAATGGGCGAGCCAGTACTGTCTGAAGAAGAACAGTTTGATGTCACCAAGAACCCGCTTAAAGTTTTGGGTGGCTACCGCAGTAGCATCACAACCATTGAAAAACGCTTAAGCCAAGCACAGGCAACTTCTAATGAAGCGCGAATGCAAGAACTGAAAGACTTGCTGGAAACACGCGACAAGCTGGACAAACAGTACAAAGCCGCACAGTTTGCGGATCAGCGTTCAGAAATACTGCCTAAATTGGAAGCCGCTGAAAATGCGTATGACGACGCTGCAACCAAACTTGCCAGTGAGCCGTTGACATGGAAGGGTATGGCCAAGGACATCCAAGAGTTGTCCGAGTTCTACAACAAGGCCGATTCACTGGAAGACAAGATTAACAGCGGCAAGATTCGACTGCCTGAAGAAAAGCCAGCAAAGGGTGAAATCAAACCAGACAGAAAGCAAAAGAAAGCGGTTGCCGCAGCCCTACAAAAAGAACAAGGTGTTGAAGCCGGTAAGCGTGCCAACGCGCCAACCACCAGCGGTGAGAAGCTGACGCGTTCTGAAGTACAAAAGCGCATCAAACCCGAAAAGACTACGTACAGCAGCAAAGGTGTTGGCCAAGAAGAGTTGACCAAACAAGACAAAGAACGCGTGGATAAGCTGCTTCAGAAAAAAGCAAGCGGTAAAACACTTAACGTTTTTGAACAATCTTTTATTGACCAAAAAACAAAATTTTATCCGTCCGGTATTAATTACCAAATACTGACAGAAGCAAGCGCGGTGCCGTTGTCAGCCTCGGCTATAGCCGAACTCAAACGCGGCAAAGTTGTAACTGCGCTTGACGATGTGTCCCGTACATCAAAGAGTCAACTCAACAGGGCTATTGCCCAACGCTTGAAGAAGCTGCTGGTTGACACCAAAGTCACGCTGGTTGACGGCCTTAAAACCGACACTGGCGAAGCCGCCTTTGGTGCCGCATCTGCGGACGGCATGGATATTTGGTTGGACAGCAAAACAGGCATGAACGAAGAAACGCTGCTGCACGAATCAGTGCACGCTGCTACCGAACGTATCCTGAAAACGCCCGAAGACCAGTTAACGCCCGAACAGCGTACGGCCAAGAAAGAACTGACTGCTCTGTATGAGGCAATCAAAAACGACGACACAATTACCAGCGAAAACGCCAAGGAAAGCCTGAGCGAGTTTGTGGCCGAAGCGTTGTCCAACAACGCATTGCAAGCCCAGTTGAAACAAAAGCCTTGGACTTTGCAAAACGCTTGGGAGTCTTTCAAGAAGATACTGCTCAACATGCTGGGTATAAAAACCCCAGAGAACATGCTGGATGTGGCGTTGGCTTCTGTTGACACGCTTATGTCAGCTCCTGTCAGTATGCAGTCGGCTGGCACAGGTTTGGTTTATCAGAAAGCTACATACGTCAATCCAGACTTTGCATTTGCTGGCAAGGTGACTGACAAGTTTGTGGCCAAGAACCGCACAATTTACGACAAGGTCAAGGCTAACGCATCTGGGCTTGTTTTTGAAACCCAATACGTTGACCGCTTCGCGGGCTTTGAGCGTTTGTCCAAAATCATGAAGCCGCTGATTGGCACGCAGATGATGTACTACTTGCGCATGTACGACCAACGCATGAACTTTGTGTCTCAGGCTGTAGGCAACGGCGCACTGCAAATCATTGAGAAAACCCGCAAGGACGGCAGTATTGAGCGCGTCATCGAGGCGGGCGGCGGAGCCAGTATCGCCAACACAGTCGGCATTTTGAAACAGGCTACACCATTGGTGGGTAACGGCGAAGCTGTAAACCGTTTGTTTACGATGTACATGTCCGCAATCCGTGCAGAAGATAAAGGGTTTGCGGCTCTGCACTTTGGGGAAGACTTGACTCCTTCCGATCTGAAAGCAGCCAAGGCATCCATTGACAAGAACCTAGAAGTCAAAAAAATCTTTGACGCTGCCCGTGCCGAGTACAACGCCTACAACAAGGACATGATGAACTTCCTTGCACAGACCGGCGCTATCTCTAAAGAAGTGGCTACTGAACTGACAAAGAACAACGACTACATCCCTTGGTATCGTGAGCGCAATGGCGTTGCCGAACTGGTCATTGGCAGTGAAGCGCCTATCAAGATTGGCAACATAAAAGAACAGCCTTACCTGCAAGAGTTGATTGGCGGCGACCGCCCCATTCTGGATTTCATGACTAGCTCCGTACAGAACACCAACATGCTGGCGGACATGGGTTTGCGCAACTTATCAACCAAGAACGCAATCATTGAATTAGCCAACATGGGTTTGGCCAAGATTGGTAAGACCAAGATGGCTGGCCCGGACATTGTTCGTTTTAAAGTTGATGGCGAAGATCGTTACGCAATCATCAACACTGACGACGCTGGTGTGCCTGCGGATGTGTTGGTCAAGGGCATGGAAGGTATCCCCACACAGATGCCCGGTATGTTCCGTTTGTTGGGCATGCCCGCCACGTTCTTGCGTAAAGCCGTTACAGCATCGCCGTTGTACGCCGCTAGGCAGTTGTTCCGTGATTCGTTGGCAGCGCCCATATTGGCCGGTGCAGACTTTATGCCGGTCATTGGTGCTTTGCGTCAGATTGGTAAAGGTTCTACCAAAGACATACTTGAGCGTCGGGGTATTACTGGCGGGCAGATTTTTACTGGCTCCAGCGAAGACATTTCAAAAATCTTGCGCGATATTGCCAACGATAACAGCGGCTGGGTGCAAGCGTTTGGAAAACTCGAAGCTATCAACATGGAGGCTGATGCCTCTACTCGCCGCGCCCAGTACAACAGTTACATCAAACAAGGCTTGTCAGAAATGGAAGCTACTTTGATGTCGTTGGAATCCATGAACTTTAACAAGCGCGGCGCTTCTCCAAGCGTGCATTGGGCTAACTCATTGATTCCGTTCTTCAATGCACAGATTCAAGGTTTGAATGTTCTGTACAAAGCAATTGGCGGCAAATTGCCGTTCAATGAAAAGTTGAAGATTCAGCGCAAGATTTTGTTGCGTGGCGGCATGATTGCTGGAGGCACGTTGGCGTACGCCGTTGCTATGCAAGACGACGAGGCTTACAAGAACGCACGTCCTGAAGAAAAGTACGGCAACTGGTTTATCCGTATTCCGGGCGTTGATGAGCCTGTACGTCTGCCCATTCCTTTTGAGATTGGTTACATCTTCAAAGCGTTGCCTGAAGCCTTGTACAACAGCATGGTCAACGATCACGGCAAAGAAGAAGCGGTTCAAGCATTTACCAGTATCTTGAAACAGTTGATTCCCGGCGGTACTTCATACGGCATACCGCAAGCTATGCGTCCAGCTATTGAGGCAGGGTTGGGTAAGTCGTTCTACACAGGCCGCGACATTTTGTCTGCGTCCGAAAAAGAATTGCTTCCAGAATATCAGTTCCGTGAGAAAACTTCTGAAGTGGCCAAAACAATTGGCAGCGTTGCGGGCGTGTCCCCTATCATTTTGGACAGCTTAGTGCAAGGCTATACCGGCGCAATGGGTCTAGCGTTTGTGCAGGCCGTTAGTTTGGGTTTGCCCAAACAAGAAGGCCCGCAAGCTGCGGTCAAACGGTTGTCTGATCTGCCCGTTGTTGGTAGCGCATTCCAGCCCAACGATGCTGGCGCAATTAGCACACGCGTGTATGACCGCATGAACGAATTTAAGAAAGTTGAAAAGTCCGTTGATAACTTAATTAATCGCGGGTATAAAGCTGATGCGCTGGAACTGTTGAGTACGCGCGGCAATGAGTATGCAATGGCCGAGGTTGCCGATTACTACACGTCAACCATGCGCGAGCTAACCCAGTACGAAAACGCTATCAAAGCATCCAACGCAACGTCCGAAGAAAAACGTAGGCAGTTGGACGAGATTCGCAAAATGAAAACCCGCTTCGCCACAACTGTGGAGCAGGCTACCGATAAAACCATACCCCAATAAGTCCATCTCGTATACACGGGGTGGCTCGGGCATCGAACAGGCGCAAGGACAGCGCCTTGTTCAAACCTTCACGTTTTATCTCAGCCGTGTCGAGGCAGGGTACAAAGAACCCCTGCCCCTTTTCAAGACCCTTCCAAGGATAGCGGATTAATAATTGCTTCATCTGTGTCCGTTATCTTTCGGCTGATGTGTATGGCCGACACTCTCATCGGCGGTGCACTGGTCTTGGACATCATGTCTTTCTTCTGGACATAGGACACTGAGAACAAGTCCTTCAACTGCCGCACCAAGTTGGAATACCCAAAACTCATGTTTGAGCAAAACGATTTCAACAGACGCTCTTCAATGAAGAAGTCCACATGCCCTGCTGTGACACCGTGCTCCACACGCCCCATGACTTCGGCTCGTGTCGTGTTTCTGTCCACCATTGAACCATCGCCAAGATGCGCCAGTGGGCCAGCTTGAGCACCGTACTTGACCACCACAAACTTGCCCTGATACTCTTGCACAAATGCGTTGAGCACGTCTTCGGCTGTGCGGTAGCTACCTTTGATACAGCCGCGCTGGTGATTGATACGCTTACGAAAACTCTCGATCACTTCAACCAGCGGGAACTCGGCAATCTTAGCGTGTTCGTTGTTCATCAAAATACCAGCAGCTATAGCGCACCCCACGCCAGCCATCCAGAACCTTTCATCGTTGGGCGCACGGTACTCGGTGTACATCTGGCGAACAGTTTGTTTTACCAACGTCCCAACCATCTCGATGTTGTCAACCATGTACTGCACCAGCATAGCGCCTGCCACTGCGTAGTTGTTGCGCAAAGACTTGATGATTTCAATCTCATCAGCATCCCACTCCAACTTGTCGTCCATGATGTACTCAATCACGCGGCGAAGCTCACCTTCGGCAGCATGCTTGCGAAGGCCAGTCAAGTTGTCCACGACGTGGGTGTTTGATGACATGATCGCCATCGCTGACCATGTAGACAAGTTTAAGCGTTCTTTGTTTGCACCAGACTCCATGCGCTCTTTGCCGCGACCCTCGGTCATACTAAGCAGGAACGCAGGAAACCATTCAAACCCCTCACGGTTCCTGCTGGTGATCTCGTCCGTGATAAGTGGGTTGCTGTGCAGTAAACCAAGTCGCTGCTGCATTGCAACAGCGGAAGTGCCAGCACCTGTACGGTAGTGCACGGGGTGACCCCAGATGGATGCCGCACCTTCAAGCGCCAGCGACTTGCCAGTACCGGAGTCGGTCGAGGCACAGTGAATGGTCAAACCGTGTAGCCCTGTGAAGCGCATCAATGGTGAGCCAGCGCCGATCAGGATGACGGCCAAGTGATCCCAAAGCTTTCTTCGCACCAGCAGCTCAATAAACTTGCGCCAATCCTCCAGCGTTCCGGTGGGCTTGGAGTTCATTGTGATGTTCTCAAGACCGGGCATGGGCACTTCAATGGCTTCTTTGTTGGGTGCGTAAATCTTGCCGCCCCACACAAAAGTGCCATTGGGTTGCCAGCCGCAGTTGTCGGGCACTTCAATTGGTTTCTTCTCACTGCTCATCTTCTCTACGCAAGCCCGTACGTAGTCGTACAGATTCTTGTCGTTGCCCGAGCCAAAGCTGGACATCACGTTCTGCTGTGCCAGCGCTTTGACTGTCTCGTCTTTGCTGACCACGGCCTTCTGTGCAAAAGATATGGGCTGCACCTTGTAGTCCCGCACAGCCATCATGTGCACAAGATGTTCACCGTTATGGTTCAAGATGTCCACAGGAAACAAGTCGTAGGGTAGCAACATGATCTGACGTTTCGTCACGTTGCCTGTAGCGTCTGTGTCTTCCTTCTCCATGAACACACCGCCCCGAACACCGTACGCATAACCCTTTGGTGCTTCAGGGCGGATGACTTTTTTTATTTCTTGCCCATCCTCTGCTGGTAGTGCAAGCGCAGTCTCAGCGGTTACCACGGCGGTCTCACGTCCAAGCGCCAGTGGGTTTGTGATCTTGCCCCTGTGCAGACACCCGTCACAGATGCCGGGGTTCTCTGAGTCAAACTTCACGCATGGGTATGGCCCTTTGATCTCAGCCAACTTCTGGTGCATGCGCTCGTGTGGGTATGGGTGCAGGTCAGACAACCAGATCACGGCCTTCTCGCCATCGGTGCACTTCTGTGCAATGCTCAACCATCCACGCCACAACGGCTCCATGCCATCATCGGTTGCGTTCTCAGCGTAGTGCCGAAGCTGCTCACAGCCTGCGCCATCCTTGGTCTTCTTGTAGATGTTCTTGAACAACGTGACGCTGTTCTCAAACAGCTTGACGGTGGTGGGCGTGTGTGGTGCGTCAGGGCGTTGGCCGGGCAGTGCGAGGGTTGTGTTCTGCTGGCGCGGAAGCATCGGCAATGATCGAAGCTGGCTCTCAATGTGGTTGGCCAAGTCATCGAAATCAAACGTGTCGCCCTCGGCTAGTATGCGCACCGGTCGCGGCGCAGCGTATTTCTCTTTGTTGTTGAACGTGCCGGGGAAGCGCAGTACTCGGGCAGAGTCCGCAGTCACCGTCATGTCAATACTCATGTTTTCTTGTCTGCACAGGCGCTTGAAGTTCTCAGCAACCGGTTTCCACTCAGTAACAGGTATATCCTTTGTGAACGGCCAGTAGCAGTGCAAGCCACCGCCTGAGTCCACAATGTACGGTGTGCCAAGCAAGTCCAGCCCAGTCTTGACCATGAAATCGTTGAGCGACATTGCCGCTGCCTTCTTGGTGTCGTAGCCATCCATGTCAATGAACAGCGACCGGATGAACCGTGCGTTCTCGGCTGTGCGCTTGCCTTTGTTCTCAAACGTGGATAGTGCGAAGTAAATGTCTTTCTTGTCGCCCCACTTGGCTACGGCTTCGGGTAATTCCTCCAGATGTTCAACAAAATTGTGCTCCTTCTTTTTTGTAGTTAGCTCTGCCGCACAGTACAACCCATTATCCGGGGACGGCAAAACAACCGCTAGAAATTCAAGCGGGTTCATGTGTATCCTCGGTTGGGTTATTTGAACAGGTCGAGTTGTGCGTCGTCGTGCGGAGGGTGTTCTTTTTCTGGTGCTACTGCAATGAAGCGGCGCAGCAATTCAATCTGCCAATCCAGTGGTGCACCCATCGGGTTGTCGTCCACATACATGGCAAAGTATTTGATGAGTTCTTGATTGCTTAAGGTGCGAGGCCGTAGTGCTGACATATTTTTCTCCATGCTTCATCTGCTGTTTTGGAATTCTTCAAGAACGTGAGCATTGTTTCAACTCGGTGTTCGTAGGCAACAAAAATCTCACCGCCTTCAAACCAGTTATAAACAGTCTGCCGTGACACGCCCAATGCTTTTGCAATACGCACAACTGAAAAGTTGAGATGCGCTGCCCAACGCCCAAGCTGATTGCCTTGAGTCTTTGGGGCACGCATGATTGCGTCAATGGTTTTTTGTGAGTAGGCCATCTTCTTTCTCTCTAAAGATAGCGCGCATAACGCGCTGGTTTTTACCGGACTTGCCTTGACGGCGCTCGCCGGTGTCTTCAATAAAACCTTTGTCCAGCAACGCACGATACCGCGCTGTGATGGATGAGTAAGGGTATTCAGGATAAAGCGCACGCACCTCGTCACTGATGCAGCCACGGTCACCGAAGCGGTGGATGGTGGAGTACACCAACCCCTCAAGGCGCGTAGTGTCGACTTCGTATGCGGCTGCTACGCTTGTGTCAGAGCTGTCTGCCCTGTGCAGTATGTGTGGGTTTGTTCCGAATGTGCTCATTGTTTCTCCTGAAGGTGGGGGTACTCGCTGCACTGTCGTTGGCCTCTCGCGGGGAACCCCCCAAGAGCACAGCATCCGCTTTCCCCCCGACTCAATTACTCGTCATCCCACTCAGACACCAGATCAGCCAACTTGCCTTTCTTGGCAGGCACGGCTGAAGCCTTGGCAGCGTCCTTGCGAACTTCGGGTTCGTCTTCAGCATCGACCACAGGCTTTGCTTTCTTGGCTTTCTCAGCCTTCTCAGCAATCGGCTCGTAGGCAGGTGCGTCTTCCTCTTTGGTCAAGTCACCCATAGGGCGTGTGCCGGAGATTGCCATCTTTGGCGCGTTGTTCTTCACGCCATCGCTTTGGGCGACAGTCATGACGATGGCACGTTGTGCAACAGTACTAGCGGCGTGCTCCTTAGCAACTTCGTTCTCTTCGTCATTTAACCAACGCACGGGCTTGAAGAACAGTTTGGGGGACTCAGCCTTAGTATCGAAGCGCATCTCGGTGACGATCTGCTCAGGATTCACAGGAGGGTTCTGCACTGCCAAGTAACGTGCATAAGCTTGTAACGCACGCTTGTCGCCTTCTTCTTTACCGAACACCGAAGTGGCAGGCAGGGTCAACTGCATCACATCCCCAGCAATGTTGTCGGCCAGCACAACGGCCAAGCGCTGTTGGAAGCGGCAAGCACGGCTATTGTTTTGACCAGACCCTGCAATGTTTTGTGGGCAGGCCATGCAGGTTTCAGCTTGCCTGTTTTGCGCGGAAGCATCAGGGTGTTCGCCATCATTACTCCAGCAATCAGGGGGAACAATGTTTTCGGCATCGTACTGAGCAGCGTAGAAAATGCGGCTGAGTTTGGGGGCAGCTTTCACAATGACGACTTCCAGATGGCGGTCATCAATTGCTGCAACTTCCTTGCCACCAGCTAAAAGACGGAACACGCCGCCTTTGATAGAGATGCGCTTGGTGTTGGAGACGCTGCCGCCTGTTAAGGCTCTGGCTGTGTCGGACAGTTCGTTGTTACGAGCGAATGCAGGTACGTTTGCGGACGAGAAAAGCGTTATGTTTGACATATAAAACTCACTTGGTTGGTTTGGTGATACGAATTTCAAACTCAGTGTTTGAATTCAGTCCCGGCGGTACTACCCCCGGGTTCTCTTCAAGGAACTGCGCCATGTTGGTTTGAGCGATGCGCTTCTCCAGCAGATCAACAGCCGCGTGCTCAAGGATGAATTCCTTGAACGACGACCAGTCCTGCGTGTTGTAACGCGTCTTTGTCATCATGGATACAGTCCCGAAGGGACTCTTTACAGATGAGACACCCAGTGCCTTCATCTGGTCTTTGATAGCGAACTTGATTTCATCTTGTTGCGCTTTGAGTAACTCCACCTTGGTGTCGTACTCTTGTGTCAGGGTGTCGATCTCCAGCTTCATCTTGCGGTAAATCTTCACCAACTTATCGAACGGTACTTGTTCTTCAGTCACTATGCTTCTCCTGTTTTTGTTTGTCTAAGGTTTGACATGTTACACAATAAATTTTGTTTTGCAACTCCTTTCAAGAATTTATTTCTATCTCAAACATCTGGGTAAGAAGTGAGTTATCACTTACCTTAGCCTCCAATGCTTTGAACATTTTCTTTTCAATTGGCGAGCCTTGGATGTGGATAACAGTAACTTTGTCTGAGTTCTGCCCCTTGCGGTCAGCCCGTGCAATGCACTGGATGTACTGCTCCACGCTCATCAATGGCCCAAAGAAAACCACGGTATCCGCAGCAGTCAGGGTAATCCCGTGTGCCGTAGCTTGTGGTTGCATGACCAGCACCCTTGGCTCCTTCTCATGCTGGAATCTGTGGATGATGTCTGCGCGTTTGTTTGGTGTGACTCCACCATGTATGCACTCGTTGGGAATATTCTTCTTTGTCAGGTGCGTCTGGATGCTGTCGATGCTGGAGCGGAACAACGCGAAGATGATGACCTTGCGATCTGTCTCATCCAGTATTTCTTCCAACACACCCAAGCGCGGGGCAGCATCGAACTCGACAACTTCTTTGTCATCTGTGTACACAGCGCCGCAACTGATCTGCAACAACTTTGATACACCAGCGGCAGCGTTGACTGCGCTGATCGTCTCGCCTGCGGCTTGCACCAGCATGCGGTCTTTGAGCATCGTGTAGTACTTGGCTTGCTGTGGTGTGAGTGGCACTTCGCGTGTGGTTGTCAGCACTGGGGGCAAGTCAAGGCACTGCGCTTTGCTGAACCGTATCGCTGGTTGCAGTGCTTCGTGTACCAGATCAGCAGCGTTGGCTTTTGGTGCCCACTTGTATAGCGTGATCTTGTTCATCACCTTGTCGCGCCATGCTGTGTAGAAGTTGGGCACACCGTCAGGGTTCACGATCTTGGCCAAGCCATACGCATCTGCTGGCGACTGCGATGCTGGAGTACCCGTCATCATCCATACGTGTGTGTTTGGTTTGATGATTGACTTCAATGACTTCCATCTGCGTGTGGTTACGGTCTTGTATGCGTTGGCTTCATCCACAATCACCAGATCAAAGCGCCCATCAGCATTGATCTCATCGGCTATCAGGTTCAACCCCTCGTAGTTTGTGATGACGAACTCGTAGTCCTGTTGAATCATCTCAATGCGCCGACTAGCCTGCGTGTGGTGAGCGACGATGGCAGAGCGATGGATGATGCTGTTGCTTAAGTCTGCTAACCATGCGGACTGCATGATGGACAGCGGGCACAAGATCAGCACTCTACGTACATGACCGATCTGCATCAAGTAGTCCGCCGCCCACAGTGCAGCAAGCGTCTTACCAGTGCCGGGTTCGGAGAACACAAACGACTTGCGGTGCATGGTCAAGAACGCTGCCGTCTCGATCTGGTGTTGCATGGGCTTGTACCTGCCCGGCCACTTGTACTTGCGTGTAATGGG